ATGGCTGTGCCAAAGCAGACGAAAAAGCCCTCTCGGGACAAAAATCGCCCCAGTGTTTATATTGGTTACTTTGATTGCAAACAACATGCCAAGGAAACCATGACCGATCTTTCCGCCTTTCCCATCACGAAGAAGTGGCCCGCGCGCCATCCCGACCGTATCCAACTCTATTCCTTACCGACACCCAACGGCGTCAAGGTATCGATCATGCTGGAAGAAACCGGCCTGGCTTACGAGCCGCATCTCGTAAGCTTCGAAACCAACGACCAGATGTCGCCGGAGTTCCTGTCGCTCAATCCGAACAACAAGATTCCGGCAATCATCGATCCGAACGGTCCGGGTGGAAAGCCGCTGCCGCTGTTCGAATCCGGTGCGATTCTCGTCCATCTTGCCGACAAGGCGGGGAAATTCATGCCGCAGGATCCGGCGGGCCGCTACGAGACGCTGCAATGGCTGATGTTCCAGATGGGCGGCATCGGCCCAATGTTTGGACAGGTGGGGTTCTTCAACAAGTTCGCCGGCAGGGAGTACGAAGACAAGCGACCGCGCGACCGCTACATTGCCGAGTCCAGACGCTTGCTTGGCGTACTCAACCAGAGACTCGCCGACCGCAAGTGGATCATGGGAGAGGCCTACACGATTGCCGACATAGCGATCTTCCCCTGGGTGCGCAACCTGATCGGTTACTACGAGGCCGGTGAACTGGTGGGGATTGCGGATTTTCCGCATGTCACGCGCGCGTTGGATCAATTCCTCGCACGCCCGGCCGTGGCAAGAGGGCTGACCATTCCCAGCCGAAACGCAGCCCTTGTGTAAGTGTGGGGTAGTGGGAGTATTGGCATAGGGAAAGCAGAGGGAACAAGCGGGACAAACTGGGACAAAGCGGGATGAACAAAGGCTTTCAGGGGTAGCATTGCAAGAATTGCCAAAACGCGAAACGAAACCATCTAAAACAGCAAAGCCGCGACGATTCGCGGCTTTTTTGTCATCTATTGGCAAGGATTGCAAAAATCACATCTGGCGACCGAACCACACCACCTTGCCGATGATGGCCACGTCCTCGGCAGGGTTAGATAGGTCAACGTCGAACGGTGGGTAAGCCGGGTTGGCGCTGGACACCCTGATTTTCCCTGGGATGCGTTGCACCTGTTTAACTAGGAGCGCGTCATCCAGGCGAAGCACATAGATGCCTTCCACGTTGGGATCACGGCGTGAGGTATCAAGCATGATCACGTCGTGGTCCTTCAACGTTGGCTCCATGGAGTCGCCTTCCACGCTGATGATGGCTAGGTTGGCTGGCTCGGCATGCAAGTAATTGGACACCCAATAGCGGCGGAACGCCATGGAGTGCATGTAGTCCTCGTCGCTCAGCACCCGGCCGTTTCCAGCACTGGCCTGCACGCGGTAGCGCGGAATGAAGACATACTCGGACAGGTCGACCGGATGCCCCTTGACATCACTGACGCCCACCTCAGCAGCAAAAACACCCGTTTGAGCATTTTCACCAAACAAAAACCAGTTCGCATCCACACCCAAACTAGCAACAATCTTCCGCAAATTGTCGAAGCTAGGCTCCCTTTCGCCTGAAAAATAGTTCTGAAGAGAACGATACGGGATGCCCGTCTTTTCAGATAAAGCCTTGATAGACATGCCTTTTTCAGCAATTACATGCCCAAGCCTAGCGGATACACTCATCTTTACACGCTCAATCTTGCATTTTTTGTTCATTCGGGTGTAATATCGCACTCAATCGAACGCATTCAAGCGCAATCGAACGCATTCGCGCACAAGCGCAAGAGGACTTTTTACCACAAAAGGAGCAAGCCATGAGCGGTAAGCAGCTGAAGACAGCCAAGGAAATCAAGGCTGAGATGGAGGCAAAAGGCGTCAACCTCTCTGACTGGGCACGTCGTCATGACCTGGACCCGCGTGTAGTCCTTGACGTGTTGAGCGGCCGCCGCAAGGGGAGAAATGGGGAAGCACACAAAGCAGCAGTGCTTCTTGGCTTGAAGGATGGTGTTGTCGAAGAGTGATTGCCAACCCGCAACGACAAGGTTGGCAATCAGGTTGGCAATGCGTCAGAGGTTTGCCGACCACTGTAAGGCCATTGAATTTCAATGGGTAACACAAAGGACAAACGGCAAATGGGCACATCGAGCATGACTGTAGGTCGGCAAGAAAATCCTGCCGAACTCACCGAAGAGGATCAGCAAGGTTGGCACTCTCCCGACAAACAATGGCTGACCCTGGAACAGGTTGCAGAGCTGACAGGCTTGGCAGATCGGACAGTCCGCCACAATTGCAAGCAAGGCAAATACCAAACCAAGCTGGTCAAGGCCAACGGCGGCGAACAGTACCGCATCCTCGCGTCCAGCCTGCCGGAAGCAGCTTACCAGAAGTGGTGCCAGGAACAGCTGGCCCGCATCGGCTACCAGACGGCCAGCCGGATGCCTGCCCTGCGGCCCGAGAACCAGGCCGACATGTGGAGCACCGACAAACAGCGCCTGACTGCGGATGCCCGCAAGGGAGTCGCCGCCTTGGTCGAGCGCACCATGGCCATGACGGGACTGACCCAGCAGGCGGCTATCGCCTCGACCCTGGAGCAGGCAGCCAAGGGCCAGCTCGACACGCACACCATGAAGCTGTTGTCGTGCGCCCGCGATCCGCGCGGCAAGGCCGGCCTGCAGGTGGATGGTTACCTGCTGCCCTCGCCCCGCTCGCTGCTGCGCATCTTGTCCCAGGTAAGGCAAGAGGTACTGACAGGCGACCACTCGCCCTTAATTCCCAAAGTGCCTCAACCTAGCAGGCAGATACCGGCGTGGGCAAAAGCCTTCTTGGCAGCGTACCAGGTGCCGGCCAAGCCCAGCGTGGCGGCGGCTTACGAGGTGTTCAAGCGGGACTGGCTGGAGCACCACCCCATCGGCACCCTGCCCTCGGTGCACCAGGTGCGTCGCTTTCTGGACAAGCTGGGCAAGGTGGACAAGGAAACCGGCCGCAAGCTGCCGCGTGAGCTGAAAGCGATGAAAGCCTTCGTGCGGCGCGATACCAGCAAGCTGTGCCCCACCGACGTGTACAGCATCGATGGCCACACCTTCGATGCAGAGGTGGAGCACCCCTTCCACGGTCGGCCTTTCCGGCCGGAGATCACCACGGTGATCGACGTGGCGACACGGATGGTGGTGGGGATCAGCGCCGGACTGAAGGAAGGCTGGATGAGCGTGCTGTCGGCCCTGCGCCACGGGGTGACGGTGCACGGCATCCCGGCGGTGGTGTACGTGGACAACGGTTCGGGCTACCAGAACGCCATGATGAAGAACGAGATCACCGGCTTCATGGGTCGCCTGGGCATCACGGTGACGCACTCGATTGCCTACAACTCGCAGGCTCGCGGGGTGATCGAACGGGTGCAAAAGACGTTGTGGGTGGACGGCCTGGCCAAGCGCATGCCGACCTACATGGGCGCGGACATGGATCGCGAGGCGCGCCAGGTGGTGCACAAACTCACCCGGCAGGAGGTGAAGAAGCGCGGCGAGGCCATGACCAAGCTGTTGCCGACCTGGAACCAGTTTTGGGCAATGTCGCTGGAGGAAGTGGACGGCTACAACCGCCGCCCGCACCGCAGCCTGCCCAAGGTGAAGGATGCGCAGACCGGCAAGTCGCGCCACATGACGCCGCTGGAGGCGTGGCAGCGGGCGCAGGCCGATGGTTTCGAGGCGGTCACGGTGAGCAAGGACGAGGCCACGCTGCTGTTCATGCCGGAGGAAATCCGCGTGACGATGCGCGGCGAGCTGTCGCTGTTCAGCAATCGCTATTTCGCGCCGGAGCTGGAGCCCTATACCGGCGAGCGGGTACGGGTGGCCTTCGACCCTTACGACGCCGAGCGGGTGATCGTCAAAACGATGGAAGGCCGGGTGATTTGCGCGGCGCTGTTCGAGGCCAACAAGCGGGATTACTTCCCGACCTCGTTCGTCGAGCAGGCCGCCCGCAAGCGAGCCCAGGCCCGCGCCGATCGCCTGCAGAACCAGCTGGAGGAGGTACAGGCCGAACTGACCGCCGGTCGCGCCCTGGGCTTCATGCCGGGCGAGACGCTGCCGATGGACATCCCCTCCAGCGGCCGGGTGATCGACATGCTGGAGGTGGTGAACGAGGAGCCGGAAACCCCGGCCCTGCAGGTGGCAGAAGAGCCGATGCAGTTAGCGGGTCGCAAGACCTGCCTGCCCACGGATGTGCTGATCGACAACGATCACGACCAGTACGTGTACCTGATCCAGCACGCCAGGGAGTGGACGGAACACGATGCCACCTGGCTGCTGGAATACGTGGCCGGCGACGGCTACGAGGACTTGGCCGAGCGCTACGCCTTCTTCGGTCAGGGCTGGAATCAGGAACTGGAACACACCGCCCTAGCGGTAGTGAAACAACAACGCAAGACGGGTTAAACGATGAACCGGAACAGGAAAGGGGTGGCCATGTAAGCGCCGACGGCAGTACCCCGAACGGGGAAAAAACGAAGGGCCACGTACGCGGCCCTCGGGAGAATCTTTTTTGGCAGACAGCGCGCCAACGCTGTTCGCCAGGGGTTCGGCTTATTCAACCACCACTGCTCCACTCGTGAATTGGGTACCGAGAGCAGCGGATTATTGGGGGTCATTCTGACATGCGAAAGCAGTTTGTCAAGACGACGAATTACCTGGCGTTCCAGAACGCCATCAAGGCGGTAGAGGCGCGTGGTGCGGCCGAGGCCAGCATGTTGCTGGTCACCGGCGAGGCCGGCTACGGCAAGAGTCACACCGTGGGCAGCTGGGCCGAGCAGACCGGTTCCATCTACCTGCGCGCCAATCAGGACTGGACGCCGCACTATTTCATGACCGAATTGGCCAAGGAACTGCGCGTCGACACGCGCGGTTCGGGCGAGAAGCTGTTCAACCGGCTGATCGCCGCCATGATCAACCCCGGCGCCGAGCCGACGCCGCTGGTGATCGACGAGGCCGACCACACGCTGACGCACAGCGCCGCCGTCCTGGAAAAAATCCGCGACTTCTCGGACCGGCTGGAGATGATCGTGGTGTTGGTGGGCATGGAGCAAATCCAGGCCAAGGTGGCACGCCACGCCCAGCTGTCCTCGCGCATCGCCCGCGTGGTGCCGTTTGGCCCGGCGTCGCTGGAGGACGTGCGGCTGACCTGCGCCCAGCTGGCCGAGGTGACCATCAACGACGATCTGGTGATGGAAATCCACCGTCAGGCCGGTGGCCGCATGCGCGAGGTGATGAACGCCATCGCCCTGGTCGAGGGCATGGCCTTGCGCAACCAGCGCGCCAGCATTGGCTTGGTCGACATCGCCGGCAAGCCGCTGGTGCACGACTGGCGCGGCCGCAAGACCGCCAAGACCCCTGCCCCGCGCAGCGGCCAGTTCAGCGGGGGCCTGTGATGCACCTGAGAACCCCCGTGCTCAAGACGCTGGCACTCAAGGGCCGCATGAGCATCCAGGAACTGGCCACGGCCACCGGGCTGACGCTCAACGAGGTCCGCTCCGCCTGCCGAACCATGGTGCCGAAGAAGCTGATCATCCGCGAGGCGCCGGGCGTCTACCGCATCGGCTACCACGGCCAGAAAGCGCTGAAGGACAACGCGCCGGTGCGCCGCAGCACGCTGGAGCCCAAGGCCTGGCGCTCGATGCGCAACCTGCGCGTGTTCAGCGTGGAGGACATCCAAGGCCGCATCGACACCGGCGAGGGCCAGCGCACCCAAGCCACGATCCGGGGCTACATCAACGCGCTGGAACGCGCCGGCTACGTGGTACCGATGGCGCGCCGCGCCGGCCCGGACGGCGTGATGCAGGACCGCTGGATGCTGGTAAACAACACCGGCTTCGAAGCTCCGGTATGGCGCCGCAGCCGCTATGAGATGTACGACCCGAACACCCGCAAGACCGTATCCATTGCACATCAGAAGGAGGCCGCTTGATGAAGAGCTGGCAAGAACTGCTCAAGGCCGCCATCGAGCGCAGCAGCATCGCCAAGGTTGCCGGGGAGCTGGGCTACTCGCGCACCACCATTTCCCTGGTGAACGCCGGCAAGTACCCCGGCGACACCCGCCATGTGGAACGCCGCATTTACGAGCTGTACAGCCGTATCGCCTGCCCGTTCACCGGCAACGAGATTTCGTCGCAGCAGTGCGCCGAGCGTTCCAGCGGCTCCGCGCCCACCAGCAACCCGCGCGCCCTGAAGCACTGGAGCTTCTGCCAGCAGTGCCCGAAGCGCCCCGAGGACAAGGAGCAAGAACAATGACCGCCGTGAATACCGTAGCGAGCAACGTCAAAGTGAACGGGTTCTTCCTGGTGGGCGCCGCCCGCCTGATGGAAGCGCTGGAATGGCTGGACGGCAAGGGTTACGCCCTGGTCGAGGTGCGCCACAACGCAGCCTGCCCGAGCAGCCCCACCGTGGTGATCCAGAGCGAGCCGAGCCTGGCCAAGCTGGTGGCCAAGGGCAAGGCGGCTTATTTCGGCATGGGCCGCGACACCCACACCGGCGCCTACCGCGAGGGCCAGTTCAAAACGCCCAATGGCGTGCGCGTGGTCTGGCTGGAAAGGGGGCGCTGATGGGACGCATCGTCGACCAAGTGCGCGACGTGGTGGACGGGCTGGCCGAGTTCTCGGCCCCGGCACTGCGCCAGCGGCTGGAGGGGGTGAGTGGCCGCCAGATCGCCCATGCCTTGGGCTACCTGCTGCAGCTGGGCGAAATCCGCGTGCTGCGGGTAACGCCCGCCCGAGCTGGCCACGGCGCCTTCAACGTCTATGCCAAAGCGGCCGCGTTCCGGGCGGTACCGCGCAAGGTGGGCCGCCGGGCCGAGGCCGACCAGGCCACGCCGTCCAGCACGGCGGCCGCGCTGGCCTTGTCGCAGGCGCTGCACCACTTGGGCCGGAGGGTGGCATGAAGGTGAAATGCCCCGCCTGCGGCGCGGTGGCCGGATTGTGTGGACGGAGTTTGGGCATTGAGTACCCCGGAACTTGACGACGCCACCAAGGCACGATTGGCCGAAGAGGTGGAGCGGCTGGTGCGGATGGGTGAGGACCGGAAAAAGGCCAGGCGCATCGTGTGGGAGGACTACCTGGACGAGTTGGCGGCCTACGCCGCCCCGGCAACGGCCCAGCCAGAGCCCAGCCCGCCGGATATCCCGGTACCGGAACCTCCGCCAGATGTAGCAGTACCAGTGACAAAACCGGTGCAAATGCCATCACGACAGCGCTTCTGGCGCGCGTCTGATGAGGTACCTATGACGCCGGAGCAGCTGCAGAGAAACCGGGCCGAACTGGCAAGGATTAAGCAACTCGTTGGATTGAGGAAATAGAAATGAGTACAGAACAAACCATCCCCGCAGGCTACTGGCGCGACGCCAAGGGCCGGCTTGTACCACCGGACTTGGTCGCCCCGCTCGACCAATTGCGTGACCAGACCGTGCGCCAGCTGGTGGACAAGGCGCTGGCGCTGCAGGCCCAGCTGGAGTCCTTCAAGGGCGCCGCCTTTGCCGATGTGGCCGCCATGGTGGCCACCAGCGCCGAGCAGTACGGCGTGACCTTGGGCGGCGAGAAAGGCAACGTGGTGCTGACCAGCTACGACGGCACGCTCAAGGTGGTACGCGCCTTCCAGGACCGCATCAGTTTTGATGAGCGCATCAAGGCGGTCAAAGCCCTGATCGACGAATGCCTGGAAGACTGGACCGCCGACGCCGTGCCGGAGCTGAAAGCCCTGGTCACCCGTGCCTTCGAATCCGACCGGGGCGGCGATCTGCGCGTGCAGCGCATCCTGGAACTGCGCCGGCTGGAGATCACCGACGAGCGCTGGAAACGCGCCATGCAGGCGCTGGACGACGCCATCAAGGTGGACGGCACCGCCGGCTACATCCGGCTGTACCAGCGAGCCGGCGCCAACGCGCAATGGCAGCCGATCTGCCTCGATCTGGCGGGGGTGTGAAGTCCGCCCGCTGACCCCGCCTGGCCTAGAGCCCGGTGTCGAGCCGGCCGCCGCGACAGCGGCCGGTTCCGCAACGTGTTTTAAGGAAGCCCACGATGAAGACCACCCACCGCCCTGCCCTGTTGGCCAAGGTGCACATCGCCCGCAAGGAGTTGGCGCTGCAGGACGATGCCTATCGCGCCCTGCTGGTCCAGCTGACCGGCAAGACCAGCGCCAAAGACCTCGACGAGCCGGCGCTGGAGAAGGTACTGGCCCACTTCACGAAGTGCGGCTGGCAGCCTGCCAAATCGACCGCGAAAAAGCACGGCCAGCGCCCGCAGACCGTTAAAAGCCGACAGGCATACATCGGCAAGATCGAAGCGCTGCTGGCCGATGCCGGGCGGCACTGGAGCTACGCCCAGGCGCTGGCCAGCCGCATGTTCGGCGTGGAAAAGCTGGAGTGGTGCGACGACGACCAGGTGCGGAGCGTCATGGTGGCGCTGGAGATCGAAGCCCGGCGCCACGGCAGGGGCCGTTAGAATTCTCGGCGTGTAAACAATGGGCGTGTCATAACAACAGCGGGCTGATTGGCGACGGAGCTAATCGGCCCGCCGTCCTGATGAGGACGCCCTAGATGAAACTGGACGACGTCACCGAACTACTGCCTGAAAGCATTCAGGAAATTGCCCATCTGATCGGCTACCCGGCCGCGCTGGCGCTGGTGACCACCTTCGGTGGCACCACGCTGGCGGTGGCCATGGCAGTGACAGACAAGGGCGTGGCCAATTTCCAGTACCTGGCCGAAGCCATCGGCCAGCGCGAAGCGGAAATCCTGACCCGCCACTACGGCGGCGACGTGCTCTACATCCCGCGCTGCTACACCGCCCTGCAGGAGCTGCGCGACCGGGAACTGTGCCGCCGCTTCGACGAGCTGAACGCTGAGCACTCGGCCAACTGGACGGTGCAGCAGCTGGCCCTGCACTACAAGCTGGCCGACCGCACCGTGTGGCGGATTCTCAAGCGGCCCAGCAGACTGGCGGTGCCGGAACAGCCGGCGTTATTTTGACTGATCTCAGGGGTTAAAAGTTGTTCTTAGCCCTTTGAGTGGCGTTCAACACTATCCTTGAGAATTTCATCTGCTGACTTAGACCAGTCAATGAGAGTACGTTCGCGCAGCCACCACCGAAGCAGGACTACAAATGAAAATACAGCGCGACGGCACTCCATAGGGCCTATTGGAATTCGTGATTTATGCGAAGCCGCATTACGATATCGGATAAGTTCGTTAACTGAGTGATTGACCAACTCTGGCCAAATAGCCACTCTCCTCTCAGGTTTCCCTATCTTGTCAATCCTGGCTTGGAGGTGTCTATTGGTTTCAGCCGACAGATTAAGCAACTTCCGGAGGAGTTCGGCCACTCTAGCAGGGGAAAGATTTGCATCATCAACCGCAGCTTTGATATCAGGATAGAGAGAGCTGAAATCCGGGACCGATTCTTCTTTTTTCTTGAAACGTGCAGCAGCTTTAGCATGAAGCTCGTCAGCCAGCTGCCCAAGCGTCAACCCCTTTGTCAATTGCTCACGATAAAGAGTTTCATATATCTGAGTCAACACATCCTCCGAGGCCAAGCCAATCGCGCTTACACAGTCCGTATAATTTTCATCAGTAAAATGAGCAACAGCCTTCCCTACCAGAGGCCTCAAATGTTCCTGAGGAATAATTAAATCAAACGCCATCCCAAGAAATATAAAATAGGGAGCAAAAACCTCTTCTTCAGGAGAAAAAACAGGCATTAAAGTAGTGTTGGCAACCTTCCCAACAGCACTCAGAAAACCCTTAAGATCATTAAGCGGGGCAGGATCCCAAGAAATTGCTGCTAGGCACCCATCCCGCGGCCCCTTCTGAATAAGAAAAGTGCCCCTATTCAGTCGAATGGGGTCTCCTATAGACATAATGGCCTTAAATTCGCTATGCCATATGCTTGATTTAAACAACTCAAGCGCCTCTGAATATTTCTTCTTAATTGGTTCAATATCAATCAGATCCAGAATTTGCTGCACAGTTTCATGTTCTGCACCAAACTGTTCGTTATCTTCTGGCTGTTGAGCATCCTGCCTTGCCAAATAGTCAAAAAATCCGACTACAAAACTTATCGTTGAATGCAACTCTTCACTTATCTTACGCCACCAAACTTCATTCAGACCAATATATCTCTGCCTTTTACCACTACGAATGGCAATCTTATCTTTACCATTCGTTTCCTCCTTTAATGCCATCCAAATATCTTCTGTTATTCCCGCATTTGGCAACCAGTCAGCATTTAAATGCCAAAGACCACATGAAACCGGGTTTTCCAAATACTGGACAATTTTCTTTTTTTCTTCAAAAGAAATTTGATCTCTACTAATATAACGCCGAGACTCATATTCTGCTTGCATGAAATTTATAAGATGATTTTGCATTTCCATTTCACTCTAAATAAAGAATTTCTCGAATAAAAATTACAGAAAAACTTCTCCACAACCAAGAACAAGATCAAAAGATAAGCCAGCCTGCTTAGACATATTTTAAAATGCTAATATCATACAACGAAAGCATGGCGTATTTCTAGTTAAATAGCTCCCTTTATGGAAATTTGGCACGCCCAACTTCACCGCACCCCAAAAAAAATAAAATGATAATCATTCAAAATTGTCATTAAATCGATAAGCACCACTAAGTAGTACGATTACTTTCGCCACTGACACCCGACTACTAAGCCCATCCTGCCGGCCCCTCCAAAATCGACAGCATCCACACGAAACAGGATGCCTTCATGGCGAGCCGACGAATTGAAGACCTTCACCCCGACCTGCAGCCCTTGTGCCGCGAGTTCCTGCGCCGCTGCCAGGCCGAAGGGGGAGACCCGCTCATTACCTGCACTTGGCGCTCTGGCGCCGAGCAGGACCAGCTCTACGCCCAAGGCCGTAATGGCCTGCCCGGCCCGCGTGTGACCAATGCCCGCGCCGGCCAGTCCGCACACAACGCCACCATCAAGAACAAGCCCGCCGCCCGCGCTTTCGACGTGGTGCCGTTGGTCGGTGGCAAGCCGATGTGGGATGCCAAGCATCCGCATTGGCAGGTCATGGGCCGTATTGGTGAGTCCCTTGGACTGACCTGGTACGGAAACCCGCGCGCCAAGTTCCGCGAGTTCCCGCACTTTGAACTGAACAAGGGGTACCAGTGATGCACCTGGCCGACCTGATCACCAACCCCGCCACCGGTCGCCTGAGTCATTCCAAGCTGTGGGCCAACATCGCCTGCGCCTCGGCCACCGGCATGTTCGTCTACCAGGGCGTGGCCGGCACGCTGACGGCCGAGACCTGGCTGATCTACCTGGGCGTCGTCGGCGGATACTCCGCCGCCCGCAGCTGGATCGCCACCCGACGCGACAAAGGAGCCGGCGATGCTTAACCCGAAACCTCTGCTGATCGCCACCGCCGTGTCGGGCGTGCTGCTGGCCGGTTACGGCCTTGGCAGCTGGCAGACCGGCTTGACCTACGAAGTCAAGCTCGCCACCCAGCACGCCAGCCATGCGCAGGACCTGCAGCACGTCGCCGAGTCCAAGGCCAACGAGCTGGGCCACGCCCTGACCGAACAGCAGCGCCTGACCGACCAGGCGCACCAGTTGGGCTGGGAGCTGATCCAGACCCGTGCCCGTCTGGCCGACACCCAATCCCAACTGAAGCAAAGGATTCCCGATGCGATACGCACTGATGGCCAGCATTGGACTGGCCTTGGCCCTGACGGCTTGCGCGTCTACCGCGCCGTCCTCGGCTACCCCGAGCATGATCCAGGTGTGCCCCCAGCCGACGCCGGAAATGTTGGCCAAGCCGGCCAAACCGCCGGCGCCGACGAAGGGCTACCGCCTGACGACCTTCTCGCCCACGCCGCCGACTACGGCCAGTGGTGCCAGCAGCTCGACGCCCAGCTCGACACCCTGATCAACCTGCACCGAAAGGATGGCGATGGACCCATTTGACCGCGCCCAGGAGCTGGAAATGGAACAGCGCGAGGCGGCCATCGCCGCCGCCCGCGATCTGGTGGGCCGTGGCGTGTCGGCAACCGAGTGTGAGGACTGCGGCACCCCCATCCCACCGGCCCGGCAGTTGGCCGCCCCCGGCTGCACCCGCTGTGTCGATTGCCAAAACCGTCGCGAAAGGCCCCGCCGATGACGTTAACGCTGGAGCTGTGGCAGGTCATCACCCTGCTGCTGGCCATCCTCGGCGGTTTCTGGACCGTGGCCAAGATTCTGGCCGGCCAGGTGGGCCGCAACATTGATGAGAAGTTCGGCGCTGTGGCCAAGTCGCAGGAGCTGACGTCCGCCACGCTGGAGTCTCACCGCGCCAAGCTGGTCGACCTGGAAAAAGACCTGCTGAAGCTGATGGCCGCCCTGCCGCTTGAGTACGTGCGGCGCGAAGACTTCATCCGCAACCAAACCACCATTGAGGCCAAGCTGGACGGCGTAGCCCACAGCCTGCAGCAGCTGGCCCTGACAGGGAAACCGACATGATTGCCATCGACCCCGCCAAAGCCCGCCGCGAGTCCATGCGCTGGGCCGTGCTGCTCACGCTGAACAACGCCCGCCCGATTGGCGCACACGAGGCGCTGATCCTGTCCACCATCCAGAGCGTCTACCCGGACGTGACGGCACTGGAGCTGCGCCGCGAGCTGGATTACCTGGCAGACCGCTGCCTGCTGGAGATCAAACGCGACCCGGCCGGGCCGTGGTCGGCCGATCTGACCCGACTCGGCGTCGACATCGTCGAATACACCGTGGACTGCCAGCCCGGCATCGCCCGGCCGGCCAAGTATTTCTGAGGTCGCCATGCCGCCACGTTCCAAAATCACTGCTCTGCCGCCGGAGGTGAAAGCCTGGCTGGATAGCGCCCTGGTCGACGGCGATTTCTCCGATTACGAGGCGCTGGCCGCCGAACTGCGCAGCCGGGGCTTCGACATCAGCAAGAGTGCCATCCACCGCTATGGTCAGGCGTTCGAAGACCGGCTGTCGGCACTGAAGGTGGCGTCGCAGCAGGCCCGCGCCGTGGTCGAGGCTGCCCCCGACAACGAGGGTGCCGTCAACGAGGCGCTGATGCGCCTGGTGCAGGAGAAGCTGTTCCAACTGCTGATGGCACAGGAAGGTCAGATCGATCTGCCCAAAATAGCCAAAGCCGTGGCCGAGCTGGGCAAGGCGTCGGTAGTACAGAAGAAGTGGCAGGCCGAGGTGCGCGAGAAGGCCCGCGCCGTGGCTGACGCAGCAGAATCGCTGGCCAGCAAGGGCGGACTGACCGGGGCGACCGTGCAGCAGATTCGCAAGATGATCCTGGGGATTGCGGAATGACGCTACCCATCCATTTGCCCAGCACCGCCGGAGCCGACATTCCGGCGGTTTTGCTGCCCTACCAACAGCGCTGGGTGGCCGACCCGTCGCCGCTCAAGGTCATCGAAAAGTCGCGCCGTACCGGCCTGACCTGGGGCGAGGCGGCCGACGACGTACTGACCGCTGCCGCCGAAAAATCGGCCGAAGGCCAGAACGTCTACTACATCGCGTACAACCAGGACATGACCGTCGAGTACATCGAAGCGTGCGCCATGTGGTGCAAGGCGTTCGACTATGCCGCCGGTCAGATCGAGGAAGGCATCTGGGACGACGAGGCCGACCGCGACAAGAACATCAAGACCTACACCATCCGCTTTCCGTCCGGCCACCGCATCGTGGCGCTGTCATCGCGGCCGTCCAACCTGCGCGGCCGCCAGGGCGTGATCGTGATCGACGAGGCCGCCTTCCACGAGCAGCTGCAGGAGCTATTGGACGCTGCCATGGCGATGCTGATCTGGGGCGGCAAGGTGCGGGTGATCTCCACCCACTACGGCGTGGACAACCCGTTCAACCAGCTGATCAAGGACATCCGGGGCGGCAAGCGTGCCGGCACCGTGCATCGGCTGGAGTTCAAACAGGCGGTCAGCGAAGGGCTGTATCACCGCGTCTGCCTGCGCCTGGGCAAACCGTATAACGCGGCCGAGGAAGCCACCTGGGCGGCTGGGGTGTACTCGTTCTACAGCAGCGGGGCCGGCCAGGAGCTGGACTGTATCCCGACCAATGCCGTCGGTGCCTACTTCAGCCGGGCGCTGCTGGAGAGCCGGGCCAGCGAGGCCACGCCGGTGCTGCGCATCGCCCGCGATGATGCCTTCACCCTGCTGCCGGACGCGGTGCGCGAGGCTGACATCCGCGAGTGGTGCGAGACCCAGCTGAAGCCGCTCCTGGACAAGCTGCCCAGGAACGCCAAGAGCTACCTGGGCGAGGACTTCGCCCGCAAGGGTGACCTGACCATCCTGACGCCGCTGGTCCGGCTGGGCCTGCGTCGCCGGGTGCCGTTCCAGGTCGAAATCCGCAACATGCCGTTCGACCAGCAGCGCCAGATCCTGTTCTACATCCTGGACCACCTGCCGAACTTCCTGTCTGCCGGTCTGGACGCGCGCGGCAACGGCTCCTACCTGGCCGAGAAAGCGATGCAGAAGTATGGCGCGACGCGCATCCACTGCATCCAGGCCACCGAGGCGTTCTACCTGGATAGCTTCCCCAAGCTCAAGACCGCCCTCGAGGACGGCACCTTGTGCGACCTGCCGGCCGACGAAGACGTGCTGACCGACTACCGCCAGGTGCAGCTGATCCGTGGCATCCCGCGCGTACCGGAGAGCCGCACCCAGGAGAAGGGCGACGACGGCCAGGCCAGCGGCAAGCGCCACGGCGACAGCGCCATCGCCCTGTTGATGGCCGACTACGCCAGCCGCAACGAGGCGGCACCGATTGAGTTCACCTCAGTGCCAAAACGCCCGCAAAACAACGATGACGACATCCCCGCCTCTACCTGGGGCGCGGGGTGCTTCTAGAGGTATCCCCCATGCTTGTGGATCACAACGGACAACCCTTCCCCAGCAGAACCAGCGACCTGCAGGACGAACAGACTGCCGCCCTGGGCGGCATCGCTTCTCGCTGGCCTGAACACCCGAGCCGGGGGCTGACACCGCAACGCCTGGTCGAGATCACCGACGCCGCCGAGCGTGGCGAGATCGCGGCCCAGCATGAGCTGTTTGCCGACATGGAGGAAAAGGACGGCCATATCGCCACGGAGCTGGGCAAGCGCAAGCTGGCGCTGCTGGGGCTGGAGTGGCAACTGGAGCCACCTCCCAATGCCAGCGCAGCCGAGACGAAGCTCGCCGAGGAGGTGGCCGAGTGGCTGGACAACCTGGATATGGAGGACATCTTGTTCGACATGGCCGATGCACTGGGTCATGGCTTTGCCGCCCTCGAAATGCCATGGGACACCACCGGCAAGGTATGGCTGCCGAAGAAGCTGGAACATCGGCCGCAAAGCTGGTTCCAGTTCACCACCAACGAGCTGCGCTTGCGCTCCGACAGCAACCACGAGGGAGAGGCCCTGCGGCCCTTCAGCTGGATTGTTCACAAGCACAAGAGCCGCTCCGGCATCACGCCGCGCGTGGGCTTACACCGGGCGCTGGTCTGGCCGTTCGTGTTCAAGAACTACAGCGTCCGCGACTTGGCGGAATTCCTGGAAATCTATGGCTTGCCGATGAGGCTGGGCAAATACCCGCCAGGCGCCACCGAGAAAGAAAAGGCAACCCTGCTGCGGGCCGTGGCCAGCATCGGCCACAGTGCGGCTGGCATCATCCCGGACGGGATGGAGATCGAATTCCAGGCCGCTGCCAATGGCACGCATGAGCCGTTCGCCTGGATGGTGGAGTGGGCCGAGCGCACCGAGTCGAAAATCATCCTGGGCGGCACGCTGACCACCCAGGCCGACGGCAAAAGTTCGACCAATGCCCTGGGCAAGGTGCACGACGAGGTGCGCAAAGACCTGCGCAATGCGGATGCCAAGCAGCTGGCCCGCACGGTGACCGCCCAGCTGGTCTGGCCGATGGTGCAGCTGAACAAGCCAGGCATCACGCCAGACCGCTGCCCACGCTTCCGCTTCAATCTGACCGAGGCGGAGAGCCTGGAGCAATTCGCCAACAGCCTGCCCAAGCTGGCCCAGGGCGGCATGCGCATCCCCGTGAGCTGGGCACATGAACGCCTGCAGATTCCGATGGCAGGCAAAGATGAGCCGATCTTGATGCCGAGCAAGCTGACGCCTCCCGCACCGGTCGAATCGTTGCGTTACCGCGTGGCACTCAAGGCCGAGAGCGGCGAGGTGCTACCAACTGACCAGGTGGCGGTCGACAAGGCTGGTGACGGGCTGGACGGCAACGCCATCGAGGACGCGGCAGCCAAGATGCTGGCGCCGGTGATCGAGGCGCTCAAGCAAGGCGCCAGCCCGGAACAAGCGCAGGACATGCTGGCCGAGCTGTTCGACCAGATGCCGGAACAGGATATGACCGAGCTGCTTGCCCGCGTCATCTTCGTGGCCGATCTGTGGGGGCGCATCAGTGGTTGACCTTGCCTACGCCTTCGGCCTGCCGCCTGAAAAGGCCGTCGCCTACTTCCAGTCCAAGGGCTATGCGCTGGGCTTCAAGTGGCAGGACGTGTGGGAGCAGGCGCATGCTCGCGCCTTTACCGTGGCCGGGGTGATGAAGCTGGATGTACTGCAGGACATCCGGGGCGCCCTGGACAAGGCGTTAAAGGACGGCACCACCCTGCGGGACTTTAACGCCCAGCTGACCCCGTTGCTGCAGTCCAAGGGATGGCTGGGGAAAGGCTACCTGGTCGACCAGGACAGCGGGGAGATTCACGGCAAGAAGCTGGACGCCCGACGCCTGGAAACCATTTTTCGGACCAACACCCAGTCCGCCTACATGGCCGGGCGCTGGAAGTCGCTGTGGGAAGATCGCGAGGCCCGGCCGATCTGGGTCTATTCCACCGTCGGCGACAACCGGGTACGTCCACGCCACAAGGTGCTGCACGGCATCACCCTGCTGGCCACTGATCCGTTCTGGCGCTACTACTTCCCGCCCAACGGCTGGCGCTGCCGTTGCCATGTGCGGGCGCTCACCTACGACCAGGTCACCAAACAGGGGCTGGAGGTCATCAGCAGCGAGGGCCGCCTCATAGAGGTCGAACAGGCATCGGCCCCTAATGGCGTCAAGCGTAAGGCCATGGCGTTCCAGACGCCGAGCGGTGCGCGCTTCGTCACCGATCCGGGCTTCGGCTTCAATCCTGGGCAGGCGGCATTCCAGCCGGAGCTGGACAACTATGCCGCGCCGGTCGCCCGCCAGTACGTCAAGGGCGTGCTGACCGGGCCGGAGTTCGGCCGCTGGTATCAGCAACTGGGGACGGCCGTGGCGGAACGCCTGGCTGCCGGCAAATCTGTCACCGCGATCCGCCAGGAGGTGGCCGTGGGCCAGCGTTATCCGGTGGCCATCCTGCACCAGGACGACATGGCCCGACTCGGCAGCAGCAGCCAGACGGTCTGGCTGTCGGATGACACGCTGGCCAAGCAGTTCGCCAACCGGCAGGGCCAGAACGTGGCACTGGGGGATTACTGGCGCGTCCAGCAGGTGCTGGAACAGCCGGTGCTGATCCTGGCCGAGCGCGATCTACACATGAAGTTCATCCAGCGCCAGGGACGCTGGTGGGTGGCGGTGGTGAAAGTGACGCGGGACGGGGCAGAAAACTGGCTGCAGACCTTCCACCCGATCAATGAGCGTGAACTGGAGCGGCTGAAACGTGGTGGCAAGGTGATCTGGGAGAGGAAATAGCCTCGGGAGGGACTCCCTGTCCCCTCACGCGATCCGTCGTGCGACGTCCTACGGCCGGGAGATTCACCGTGTTTCCGAGGCAGTTTCCAGTATAAGGGCAATCATGATCGAACTGAAACAAGAGGTGGCGCATGTGCTGGCGGCACTGGCCGAGCTGGACCGCCGGGGAGAACACCGCGAGCCGCTGATGCGGTCGTTATCCGGCACCATGCTGGACGAGGTGGAGCAGAACTTCGCCGCCCAGGGGCGCCCCGCCTGGGCCGGCTTGGCCCCATCCACCCTCAAGCGCCGCCAGGGTGGCAAGGTACTGCAGGACACCCGCCGACTGGCCAGCAGCATCGAACCGGCCAGCGACAACGACAGTGCCCAAGTGGGTACCAATGTCGTGTACGCGGCCATCCAGCACTTCGGCGGCGAGATCAAACGCGCCGCCCGCTCCCAGCGCGTGTACTTCAAACAGGACAAGGATGGCAGCGTGGGCACCCGCTTCGTCAAGAAGAGCCAATCCAACTTCAGCCAGTGGGCCACCATCGGCGAGCACTCAGTCAAGATACCGGCGCGCCCGTTCCTGGTACTGACCGAGTCCGGCATCCAGACCATGGAGGATCAGGCCATCCGCTACCTGAGCGAGCCGTGGAAGTAAGGTTGAGCATATTGTTATGCGCCACATCCATCTTGCACACTTGGATTTCCATACTTGGCAACTAAAGAGCGAATGGTTTCAGAAGGCTTTGGGGGATGAAAGCTGTCGCTTTCGATATGTCCAATGACCTTCTGCCAAAGCCCATCAGGGATATCGCCTCCAAGCACAATGGATTTGACCTCATCAAGTTGCATTGAGAACACTTGACGCTCCCTTGACTCGTCCCAAACCTCGGCTTCAAACCTTCCCAAAAACTCTGCGACGAGTCCAGTCAGATTTGTCATTTGGTGCCTACAGGCTGAGAACACATCCATGCTGGGGACTTCGGCTGGTGCCTCAGAACCTATGTAGGAAAAGAAGTGGATAACGGTCTCCTCTCCATTGGGCTGTTTAACTCGCTGTCCATATGAGATGGGCTGCGCTCCAGTTTTCAAGGCTTCATTCCTGGCCTCCAATAGATACTTAGCCACCTTATCGCCTCGAAGACGCGCTTGAGTGGGTTCATACCATTTGTCGAATTCTTCCCCGATGGCACTACCTACGTACTGGAGAACAAAGGTGACGCTTCGGGCAGCACTGGCGAATGCACTGAAATAGTAGTTCAGCTCTTCCACATGGAGTCCTGCGGCGACCATGCGTTCTAGAAAGAAGTCGGCCTCTTTAAGTTTTTCGGTAATAAGACTTAGATGCTTCATAAGGCATCGCCTCAATGTTTTGGACAAGATTAGCAAAAACGTCAAAAAACGCCCTAGCCTGCACTGAGGCGGTTTAGCCGTGCCGTCGGTCGCCTTGGGGTAGTCGCACGAATTTTAACGCCCATCTAACGCCCTTCCCAAGCATTCCGCTCGTCGCCTCCGGGCGCGCTTCACCATCAGGCCAGGTACTGACGCCCGACAACTCTCTCCCCTCCCCCTTTGCCGCCGATCATGGCGGCATGAAAACGAAACCTCTTCCCCAAGTCGCCGCGCTGTCTTTCGAGATCGCGGTGGACGGCAAAGCGATGCGACTGGTGCCGGCCGGAATCTTCCGTGCCCGTGATGGGCGCCCCTTCGATGCGCCGCACTGGTACACCGATGCCAACGTGGCCGCCCAGGTCATTCGACGCGCCCAGGAAGAGGTGGACGACCTGGTCATCGACTACGAGCACCAGACCCTCTACGCCGAACAGAACGGCCAGAAGGCGCCCGCCGCCGGCTGGTTCAAGGACATGGAATGGCGCGACGGCCTGGGCATCTATGCCGTCAACGTCCGCTGGACGAAGACCGCCCAGGCGCACCTCGATGACGAGGAGTACCGCTACCTATCCCCCGTTTTCACCTACGACCCGCAAACCGGCGAAGTGCTGCGCATCCTGATGGCGGCCCTGACCAACAAGGCCGGTCTGGACGGCCTGGACGACTTGTCACGCCTGGCGGTGAATCGCTTTTCCCTGACCCCCAACCACGCCCAGGAGGACACCGTGGACCTTAAAGAACTGTGCAAGCAACTGGGCTTGCCGGAAACCACGACCGAAGCCGAAGTCCAGGCTGCGCTTGTGGCCCTCAAAACCAAGGCAACCCAGGCTGACGGCCTGACCCAGGAGGTAGCCGCGCTCAAGGCCAACGGCCCCGACCTGGCCAAGTACGTGCCGATTGCCGCCCTGCGCGAAGCCCAAGGCGAGCTGGCCACCCTCAAGGCTGAAAAGCAGGAGAGCCAGGTCGAAGCCCTGGTCCAGGAAGGCAAGGCGGCTTGCAAGATCACCCCGGCTCTGGAGCCGTGGGCGCGTGACCTCGGCAAACGCGATCTGGCGGCGTTGCGTTCCTTCCTGGACACCGCTCCGGCCATGGCCGGCCTGAAAGACGGCCAGACCGACGGCAAGGCGCCGACCGATGGCAGCCATGGTTTGAGCGCCGACGAGTTGGCGGTGTGCAAGCAGTTGGGCATGACCCCGGAAGCCTTCGCCAAGGAAAAGGCGAGCCAGTAAACCCCACGCCGCTGGAGGGTGACCCTGCGAAGGCGGCGTAACACAGGAATGACCCCATGAAGATCATTACCAAAGCAGTGCTGGATGCGCTGTTCGTTGGCTACCGCGCCGAGTTCAAGAAAGGCTTGGGCACGGCGGACAGCCAATACGAGCGCATCGCCACCAAGGTGCCGTCCGCTACCGGAGCCAACCTGTACTCCTGGCTGGGCCAGTTCCCGAAACTGCGCGAGTGGATTGGCGACCGCCAAGTAAAACAAATGGCGGCCGATGGCTACAGCATCACCAATAAAACCTTTGAAGGTACGGTGGGAGTTGAACGCACACAAATCGAAGACGACCAGGAAGGCATCTTCCTGCCGTTGTTCGACGAGATGGGCCGCGCCACCAAGACCCACCCCGACGAGCTGGTCTTCCCACTCTTGGCCAGCGGCACCAGCACGCTCTGCTACGACGGCCAGAACTTCTTCGATAGCGATCACCCGGTTTACCCGAACGTAGACGGTACCGGCGTGCCGACCACCGTTTCCAACTTCGACGATGCCGGCGCCGGCGCCGGCCCGAAGTGGTACCTGCTCTGCACCTCTCGCGCCTTGAAGCCGCTGATCTTCCAGGAACGTACCCAGCCGGAGCTGACCGCCCTGACCGGCACCTCTGACGAGGTGGTGTTCCGTAGCGACGCGTTCCAGTTCGGTGTGCGCTATCGCTGCAATGCCGGTTACGGCTTCTGGCAGTTCGCCTACTGCTCCAACCAGCCGTTGAACGAAGCGAACTTCCGCAAGGCATTCGGCGACATGGAGAAGTTCGTCGCCGATGGCGGTCGCAAGCTCGGCCTCGTGCCCGATCTGCTGGTGGTGCCGACCGATCTGCGCGCCGCAGCCGAGACCCTGATCGAAGCCAGCCACAAGGACGGCGGCGCGACCAACATCAACTACAAGAAGGTGGGCCTGATGGTCTCGCCGTGGCTGTAAGGAAAAGCATCCATGAAGCTGATCGTTAAATCCTTGCGCGAGGCCGGCTTCTGCCGGCTGGGCGTGAAGTGGCCCGCTGAGGGCACGGTGGTGGATGCCAACGAGTACACCGACGAGCAATGGGAGCGCCTGATGAAGGAAGCCAACCTCAAGGTGGAGCGGGCACCGGAAGAGCCGGTGAAGGAGAACGGCGACAACGATGCCGAGCCGCCGGCTACCTCCAGCGAGGGAACTAGCGAAAGCGCTCAGGACGAGACGGGTGACAAATCCGCCGCGACCACCAAGACCAGCGGTGGCCGCAAGGCTGCCAATGCGGGGGCGTAAACCGTGAGCTACGCGACCCGCCAGGACATGGTGACCACCATCGGTGAGCGCGAGCTGATCGAGCTGACCGACCGCGAACAGACCGGCGCCATCAACGACAGTGTGTTGGCCGGCGCCCTGGCCACGGCCGAGGCCGAGGTGGACTCCTACCTGGCGGGCCGCTACCCGCTGCCGTTTCCCAACCCACCGCTGGTGCTCACGGCCTACACCTGCGACATCGCCCGCTATCACCTCGGGCGCGATGGCGACGTGGTGGTGTCGGAAAACATGCGCGAGCGCTACCGCGACGCCATTCGCTACCTGGAGAAGGTGGCCGAGGGCAAGGTCTCCCTCGGCCGCGATGCGACCGGTGAAGAGGTGGCCACGGAAGACACCGTGGTGATGGAATCCGGCGGTCGTGTCTTCGGGAGGTCCGGAGGATGGTAACGGAACCCCTGCTCACCCGTATCCAGGCGGCCATAGTGCAGCGCCTGGAGACCGGCCTCGGCAAGGCCGTGCGTACCTGCGACTACTACGCCGGGGAGATCGACGACCTGGAAAACGCCGTCAAGGCGTTCCCGGCCGCCTATGTCGCCTTCGGTGGCATGGCCGAGGGAGACCACCGCCGCATGGGCAAACCGGACTGGAAGGAAACCGGCACCTTCGTGGTGGTGGTCGGCGACCGCCTGGTGCGGCGCTCGCAAGGGCTGCGCGTCGGTGCCGGCCCGGCCACCGCCGACATCGGCGTCAATCGCCTGGTGTGGGCGGTGCGCCGGCTGCTGGCAGGCCAGAAGCTGGGGCTGCCGATCAGCCGTTTGGAACCAGGCAAGGTGAAAACCCTGGTCAATACCCAGATCGCCAGCAACAGCTGGGGAGTGATGTCGGTGGAGTTCAAGAGCACCTGGGAGGAAACCGCGCTGCCGGACGGCAGCTGGCCCGCCCCGGAAGGCCCGGAGCATCCCGACGCCCTCTTCCCCCTCCTGGGCGGTAAGACCGAAGCACCATTGCCCTGGCTGGGTGGCTTCAACGTAGGCCTGTATCAGCCCGGCAAGGATACCCCGTCCATCAACTTCGAAACCCACGTCAACGAGGAGAGCCCATCGTGACAAAAACCCTGAACGTCCAGGCGGCACCGGGTGGACTGGTGCCCAAGGAATTCAACCCGCGCGAGCACATCACCGACGCCGAGCCGGTGGACGTACCGTCCACCGCCTATTACCGCAGCCTGATCCGCGAAGGCAGCCTGGTGGAAGTGGCGGACAAGGCGGCCCCCCGTAAACCGAAGGCCGAGGACAAGGCATGAACATCACCTTCGACAAGATTCCGTCGTCCATCCGCACGCCGGGCAAGTACATCGAGTTCTATACTCGTGCCGCCCTGAAGAGCCTGCCGGCCAACCGTCAACGCACCGTGCTGGTGGCGCCGAAGCTGACCAATGTGCTGACCAGCAACGCCAGCCCGGTGATCGACGTGTACAGCGACGAGGAAGCGGCCGCCTACTGCGGCTATGGCTCGGTGGGTCACCTGATGGCACGCGCCTTCATCCGGGCCAACCCCTATGGCGCACTGTCCCTGGTGCTGCTGGGCGATGATGCTGCCGGTCTGGCCGCTAGCGGCAAGATCACGCTGGCCACTAGCGCGACCACCAGCGGCACGCTGATCGTCAGCATCGGCGCCGAGACCCTGCGCCTGGCCGTCGATGCCGGCACCACGCCTGCGGCAGCCGCCGCCAAGGTAGTGGCGGCCGTCGCGGCGCAGCCGGCGCTGCCGGTGACCGCTGCCGCCGCCGGTGGCGAGGTGACCTTCACCGCCAAGCACAAGGCCGCCGTTGGCAACGACATCAAGCTCGCGGCCAGCCTGACCGCCGACAGCATGACAGCGGCCGTGACCGCCATGGCGGGCGGCGCCAACGACGCCAGCCTACAGTCGGCGCTGGATGCCATCCAGGCGGCCGGCCACGACCTGGTGGTCTGCCCGTTCGCCACCAGTGCCGCCGCCCTGGAACTGCGCGAGCACCTGGAATACGTCGGCGGCCCACGCGAGAAACGCTGGGCACTCGGGACGCTGGCCCATACCGGCACGCTGGCCAGCGCCATGGGGCTGCAGGCTGCAATCAACAGCGAGTGGATCTCGCTGCCCTGGTATCGCGGCGCCAAGCGCCTACCGGCTGAGATCGCGGCCGCCTATGCCGCCGTGGTCGCCAGCGAGGAAGACCCGGCCCGGCCGTTGAACACACTGGAACTGGTGGGCCTGGACGTGGTGGACGTGACCCAGCAAGCCTCCAACACCGAGGTGGAGAACGCGCTGTGGAACGGCATCACCCCTCTGACGGTGGGCGAAGGCAACCGTGTAGTGATCAGCCGCGCCATCACCACCTACACCAAGACGGTGGACGGTACCGCCGACCCGACCATGCTGGACATCACCACGCCGCGCTCGCTGATCTACGGTGCCAAGGCGGTGCTGCAGAAGCTGAACCGCGAGTTCCCGCGCGAGAAGAAGAGCCAGCGCACCCAGGAAAAGGTGTGGTCGGCCTGCTTCGACGTATGTCTCAGCCTGGAAGAGCTGGAGATTTACCAGAACGTGGAGCAGCACAAGGCCGAGCTAGTGGTGCAAGGCGATGGCCAGGACGTGACGCGCTTCAACATTCGCATCCCGTCCTCGGTGGTGCCTGGGGCGCACATCTTCGCCGTGCGCATGGACTTGATCCTGGAATAAGGGGCTACGCATGACTGCCTACGTCAGCAACATCTTCCTGGACCTGGACGGCCAGGAAGTCGAAGTGGTGTCACTCAATGCCACCACCCGCACCGGCCGCAAGCTGGTGAAGACCATGAACCGCACCGGCCGGGCCAAGGGCTACAGCAAGGGTATTGCCGAGTACGACCTGAAGGTCACCGTGGCGGTGCCGGAAGGTGATGAGCCGGATTGGGACAACATCACCGACAGCCGTATCACCATCACGCCGGACATGCCCGGCAAGAAACGCACGAGCTACCTGGGCTGCTTCAGCATCGAGGTGGGCGAATCGTACAGCGTCGACAACGAACTGCGCCGCGATATCAGCATGGGCGCCCTGCGCAAGGTAGAAGAGTGATGAAGACCGAACCGTTTGAACTGGACTACGGCGTGGAGTGCCAGGGCGTGCTGCACTACCAGGGCGAGGTGCGCCTGAACACCCTGCAGGACGAGATCGATCTGGATCAGGGCGAGGGCTTCCGCAAGGTGGACCTGATGGCCAAGGCCATTGTGCGCCTGGGCGACATCCCGGCCGAGGAGCTGACCGAGGTACTGACCGGGACGTTCTTGGCCAGCGAGATCGAGCCCGACGACTACATCCAAATCGCCGAGGCACAGGACCGGCTCAAAAAAAAGCGCAGGGAGCGGCGCACCGCCAACGCGGCTACCGCGCCCTCTGCGTAGCCCTCGCCCCGCTCGGTCTGACCGCCCCCCAGGTGGCGGCCATGACCGGGCCGGAGATCGACGCTTGGCTGACCGCGCTGGGTGCCAAAACGTCCGCGAAACGCGACCAGCGCGTCATTAGCGAAACCTTCATCTCCCGTCGCCAACCCAGGTCACCCGCATGAGCAGTCGCAACCTAGACCTTTCCCTTACCCTGCGCGCCAAGAACCTGCTCAGCCAGGTGGTGCAAAGTGCCTTCCGCACCGTCGAGCAAGAGTCCCGTACAGGCGCTCGGGCGGTAGAGGACGCCTCGCGCCGCATGGGCAGCGCCGCCCGTGCCCGCGAGCTGCTGGAGGTACGATCCCAGGCCGCCATCCGGCGCGAAATCCAGCAGACCGAGGCGGCCTACAACCGCCTGGCCCGCACCGGCTTCGCCTCGTCCGCCGAACAGTCACGGGCACTGGAGGCCATGCGCAGCAAGGTGGTGGCCTTGCGCCGCGAGATGGACGGCGTCGGCCGTGCCCAGCGCGCCATGCAGCTGGGCGGCAGTGTGGTGAACGCCTGGGCCACGGCGGGCGGCGCGGTGCTGGGTGCCGGCTATGTGGCCGCGCAGCCGATCAAGCGGGTGATGGATTACGACACCCGTCTGCGCTACATGGCTAACACGGCCTATGGCGATCAGAACCGCGCCGGCCGCCGTGCCGGAAAGCAGGAGCTGGACGCCTCGATCCGGAAGGCGGTACGGGAAGGAGGCGGCACCAAGGAAGGCGCGGCCGAAACACTGGATGCCCTGCTGGCTTCCGGCGCCATGTCGCAGAAGAGCGCGACCACCCTGCTGCCGGCGCTGCAGAAGTATTCTACGGCCAGCGGTGCCGGCGCCCAGGACTTGGCCGCCATCGCCATCCGCGCCAAGCAGACCTTTGGCCTGAGCGACGATCAGATCCCGCTCGCCCTAGACAAGGCGATCAAGGCGGGCAAGGCCGGCGGCTTCGAATTGAAGGACATGGCCAAGTGGCTGCCACAACAGATGGCGACGGCCAAGCAGGCCGGCATGTCCGGTATGACCGGGCTGGACACCTTGCTGGCGGCCAACCAGGCATCGGCCATCACCGCCGGCACCAAGGATGAGGCCGGCAACAACCTGGTCAACCTGCTGGCCAAGATCAACAGCCAGGACACGGCCAACGATGCCAAGAAACTCAACATCAACCTGACTGGCACTCTGGCCAAAGCCAGGGAACGCGGCATCAACGGGCTGGATGCCTTTGTCGGCATCGTCGACAAGGTGGTCGGCAAGAACGCCGATTACCAGAAGCTGCAGAAGAAGCTGGAGGCGGCCAAGGGCGACGAGCGCAGGGCGATGCTGGAGTCCATCGGCAACCTGCTGCAGGGCAGCGCCGTCGGCAAACTGGTGCAGGATCGCCAGGCGCTGATGGCCCTGGTCGGCTACATGAACAGCCGCGGCTACGTGAAGGACATCCGTGGCCAGTTGCAGAACGCCAAGGGCACCGGTGAGGAAGACTACGCTTTCATCGCGGAAGGAGCCGGCGCCAAGGTACAGAAAGCGCTCAACGAAAAGGACTTCGCCGAAGTCGACAGCTTTTCCAAGGCATCCGAAGCGGTCGGCGACATCGCCTCCAAGCTGGCCGACTACGCCCAAGCCTACCCCGGCCTGACCCAGGCCATCGTCACCACCACCACGGCCATGAACGTGCTGGCGGCCGCCTCGGTGGCTGCCGGTGCCGGCAACCTGCTGACCGGCGGCGCCGGGAGCAAGCTGGCCGGTTCGGTACTGGGCCGTTCCGGTGCGCTGGTACGCGGCGGTGGCGCCATGCTTGGCCGCGCCGTCACAGGGGGGGCCGGTCTGGTGGTCGGCGCTGGGGCGGCCGGCTGGGAGTTTGGTGGCTGGTTGAACGGCAAAATCACGGGCTCGCTCACCAAAGCCAACGGCGGCAAAGACATGTCGCTGGGCACCTGGCTGTACGAGAAGCTCAACGGCGACAAGGAAAAGGGTCTGCTGGAGGGGCTGAACAAGCAGACCAGCGCGCTCTCCGATCTGGCCAAGCAGCCCATCAAGCTGGAGTCCCGAACCGTCCTGCAGATCGACGGCCGCACGCTGACCGAGACCGTCAACACCCATAACACCACCACCGGGAGGCGCGGCTGATGGCCTGGGAAGATACCCTGCTGGACGCCAGTTACAAGGGCGTCCGCTTCGACATTCAGGCGGTTTCCGCCAGCGGTGGCCGCGATCTGGCGCGGGTCGGCCTTCCCTACCAGAACGGGGAGCAGATCACCGATACCGGCGGCCGCAGCAAAACCTTCACGGTCAATGCCATCTTTTGGGGCGACGACTACGAGGCCCGCCTGAAAGCGTTCCTCGACGTCGTGGATGCCGGCGGCCCAGGCGAGTTTATCCACCCCATCTACGGCCCCCTGGTCGAGTGCCATGTCCAGGACTGGAGCGAGGATCACAACACCGACCTGGTCGACGGCTGCATGCTGCGCCTGACGCTGGTGCTGGGCGGGGCGCGGCAGTCGCTGTTCGAACGCGAGCTGCCGGCAGCCAAAGCGGCCGGCGCGGCCAATCTGGCCGACACGGCACGCGGGCTGGCGGTGCTGAATTTCGCCGATGCGTTCAACCTCATCCTCAATCTGCGGGGCAGTTTTGCTCGCAGCAACGCCTGGAAAAACACCCTGTTGTCGGTGATGACGGATGCACGCTCGCTGGTCGGTATGACCACCCATACCGCAAGCCAGATGATCAGCGCTCCCCAGGACTTCACCGTCGATCTAGCCGGGTTGTTGGACGGGCTGGTGAACCTGCGCTGGACGAAGGGCAGCACCGGCGAGTTCAGCGCCCTGCGCAACAGCTTCAAAGAGATCGTCAAGCTGCCGGCCAAGAGTAACGACACCGGCGCCGCCGCCGATCTGATCAACCGCCCCTATCCGGCCGATGTGGCCAAGACCACCGCCGTGATGCAGGCGCTGACCGTCACCGAGCTGGCGACGGTCACGGCCGGCGTGCTGCAGGACGAAGCCGAAACCGCCACTCTCTCGCCGCCGCAGATCGAAATCATGGTCAACGGCGTGCGTGAGGAACTGCGGGCGACCATCGACGCTTACCGGGAGCTGTACCCGCTGGAGGAGTCGGTGCCAGCCGTGGAAGCACTCAAGGCCACGGCACATAACCTGCTGGTGGCCGCCATCGCGGTCATCAACAGCCGCCCGCCACTGATTGCCCGCGAAGTGGAAGCGTCCGGCAACCTGCACCTGATCGCCCACTGGTGGTATGGCGACAGCAGCCGTGCGGCGGAATTGGCTCGGCTCAATCCCCAGGTACGCAACCCCAACTTCATCGCCGCCGGAGAGGTGCTGAATGCCTACGCACGCTGACAACGATGCCGTGTCGCTGGTGGTGGGCGGCAAGTTCCACAGCAACTGGAGCCGCTACGAGATCGACTCCGACCTGATGAAAGCCGCTGACGGCTGGTCATTCGACCTGTTCACCGGGGGTGAGGCGTTGCCGGCTTCGGTCTACGAGGGTGCGCCCATGGAAGTGCGCGTCGGCCAGGAACGGGTGATGGTGGGTTACATCGACGACATCGTGGAAACCGACAACCGCGAGAACCTGGCCGTCAGCCTCACCGGACGCGACCTGGTCGGCCAGCTGCTGGACTGTTCGGCGCCGATCTTTGCCGCCAACCAGATCACTCTGGAAAACATCATCAAGCAGGCCGCCCTCCCCTTGGGCATCAAGCGCTACCGCATCGAGGCCGAACGCATGCGTCGTCACGACCGCTTGGCCATCGACCCCGGCATGACCGCGTGGGATGCGGTGCGCGAGGCCGCCGAGGTGGCCGGACTGTGGCCCTGGCTGGAGCCGGACGGCACACTGGTGGTGGGCGGCCCGGACTACACCCAGGCACCCGTGGCCACGCTGATCCTGTCGCGCAGCCAGCCGGAGAAGAACAACGTGATCCGCATTACCCGCACCCGCAGCATGGCCGACCGCGCCAGCGAGATCACCGTGCTGGCCCAGGGGCACGGTACCGACCAGGCCGAGGGCAAGCACGCCATCAAGACCACGGTGCGCGACCGGGGCGTGAGCCTGTACCGGCCGAGTATCGTGACCTGTGCCGATGCCGACGATGCCGACGTGGCCAATAGCTACGCGCACAAGCTGCAGGCCGACAGCCGGCTCAACGGGCTGACGCTGCAGGTGGAAGTGCCAGGGCACCGCACCGAGAGCGGCCAGCTGTGGAAGCCCGGCCAGCGCGTGGTGTTGTGGTGGGAGAGCAAGGGCGTCAATGCCGTGTTCTTCCTGGTGCAGCGCAAGCTAGTCGGTGGCCGTGGCCAGGCCAAGCGCACCGTGTTGACTCTGAAAGAGGATGGCGTGTGGCAGGTATTCGCCATCCCCCAGGACAAGCGCGGCGGCAAGCGCAAAGGTCGCAAGAAGAAAGACACAGGACCGGGAGAGATCATCAATGTGGAAGGATATTGACCGCCGCATCGCCGGAGCGATGGCGCGAGTGCGCCAGGTGTACCGGGGCGTCATCACCCTGGCCAGCACCGACGGCCCGGTGATGCTGGTGCAACTGAAGGGATTGAGCACCGAAGGCCAGGACGGCATCGAGCTGTTCCAGCACTTCGGCCTGACCAGCTGCCCACCACCCGGCACCATGGCGGTGGCCGTCCCCATCGGTGGCAAGACCGCGCACTCCATCGTGATCGCCACCGAGAACGGCAGCCTGCGCATGAAGAACCTGAAGTCTGGCGAGACCGCCCTGTATTCGTCCGAAGGCGCCCACGTCCATATCAAACAAGGCCGCGTGGTGGCGGTGGACTGCGACCGCTACGAGGTGACCTGCAAAAGCTACAGTGTCAGCGCCAGCGACGGCGCTCGCTTCGACACGCCCAATCTGGAAGCCACCCAAGAGGTCACTGCCCAAGGCCAGCTGAACGGTAATGGCGGCATGGCGATCAAGGGCGGCGATGGTGCGACGTTTGAGGGCGACGTTAATCAGACTGGCGGCAACTACACAACTAACGGGGATGTGGTGGCCAGCGGGACAAGCTTGCATGGGCACAAGCACAACGGGGATTCGGGTGGGGTGACGAGTGGGCCGGTATGAGTCCGGCCCGAATATTCGTCAAAGTTGCTTGTTACATCGGTGTTGTTTTTCCCTGCCAAAGCTGATCAGGAAGATAAGACGCTGGAAGGTGATCCAATTTAGCCAATATAGCTCTCAGGTTGGCCCCTCTCTTCTTATGGGCCATCAGAACTAGCCGAGTTCCAAATTCAGAAGGGTTATGCATGCCGGGCCACCTGGACTCAACTACTTCATAGTTGTATTTGCCCGCAATGGTTTTGAACTCCTCCAGATTGTCCCGAAGATTCTCAGGATAGGGCTCAGTAGTGATCAGGTAGCGACCATCCTTGTCTCGCCAAACTTTTTGATGGTCAAAGCAGAGAAGACCCCGTGCAGCTTGGGGAATGCCAACCAATGCTGTTTGCCAAGCAAAAGATGGTTTGAGCCCGGTGGCATCAAGAAAAACAAGGTGGCGGGCTATGCATGCAATCGTCTCTCTTGCTCGCGACTGTGGATTATTTTTATCCATTTCCGAACCATTGAACCGGGTAGGAACTCGAATTTTCCCTTGTTCTTTATCAAACCAAGCCCCTTGCCAAAAATCGTGTCTTAGATTTACTGGTGGAAATAGCTCAATTAGATTTGATTGTAACTTTAGGTCAATTCGCTCCAACCAATACTGACGCGGAGTTTCTCTCCAAGAGGTTTCAATTACGCCTGGATAAAAAACGGTGGGACTTTGATACGAATTGGTGAAATGGCGCCAGTTCTCAAAGCCATTTAAGCGCGCAGCCTGATCAAGTGCTTGGAGTCGGGTAAGAGAGGCATCTTTCTTGCGGAGCTTTCTAGCCTCGCATTGAAGATGATGGGCAAAGGGCGATTCCTGCTGAGGTGCCATGTAAATTCTCCATGCCACGCACAAAGTCATCCGGCTACCAATGTATATGGCACAAGAAAATCACATGGAAACTGAAGCACAGAAGGCAGTGCTGATGCAGCTTTGCTATCGCCGGACGGAGCGCTCCTGCCAAGAGCGTTGTCACATTATGACGAGCCATTGAAACAGCGTCAATTCAAACCTACCCTGACCCACTGACATTCAGCATATCCACTCCCCGCACTCCATGCCCGGACAATTCCGGGCATGGACGCTTTCATCTCCCCCCAAACCCGCGACTACGACGGAACCCAGGTCACCAGCCTGGAAAACGCCGTCTACCTGCGCCTGACCACGCCGCGCGGCAGCCTGTGGCATGACCCTACGCTCGGTTCGCGTCTGCACCTGCTGGCTCGCGAAAAGGACGTCGCCCGTGTGCGTCGCCTTGGCGAGGAGTACGTGCGCGAGGCGCTGCAGCCGCTGCTGGACGATGGCCGCGCGTTATCGCTGGAGGTCTTCGGCATTCGCCTGGAACGCGGCTTCATCGCCGTCTATGCCCAGCTGACCGACGCCAACGGCAATGCCGTGCCGCTCAATGCATGGGTGCCCGTGTCATGACCTTCGCCACCAAGACTCTTCCCGACATCCGTGACGACTACTTGCGCGAGTTGTCGAGCAACGACAGCAGCCAACACACCGCGCCGGACTCGGACAACTACCAGCATGCCAGTGCGGTGGGCAGCGTGGTGGAAGGCGCCTATGCCCACCAAGCGTGGCTGAAGCGTCAGCTGTCGGCCGAGGACTGTGACGACGACATCCTGCTGCTCTACGCACGGGATCGCGGTTTGAACCTGAAGCCGGCCACCTATGCACAAGGCACGCTGGTACTGCAGGGGACGGCCGGTCTGTCTGTGCCCGTCGGTACCGTCGCCTTGCGCAGTGACGGCTCCAGCTACCGCACCACGGCTGAGGCGGTGGCGGACGCCAACGGCCTCGCCCGGCCACCCGCCATCGCCATCGTTGCCGGCACCGATGGCAATGCCGCTGACGGCACCAGCATCACGCTGCAGATCGCACCGGAGGGCTTCCAGCCCAAGGGCACGTTGGAGGACATGGATGGCGGCCAGCCACAGGAAAGCATCTCCGCGCTGCGTGCCCGCTACCTGGAATTGATCCGGCGCCCGCCGGCCGGCGGCAACAAATACGACTGGCCCCGCTGGGCCAAGGAAGTGCCCGGCGTGGAGCAAGCCTGGTGCTTCCCGACCCGGCGCGGGCTGGGCACGGTCGACGTGGTAATTCTGGCTGCCAAGGGCGCCCTGCCTTCGGCGGAGCTGATCGAAGCGGTCCACCTGTACCTGGCCGAACAGCGCAACGTCACCGGCAAGAACTACCTGGTATTGGCCCCCACCCTGCACCCGGTGGATATCCATGTGCGTATCAAGCTGTTGGCGGGTTACACCCGCGAACAGGTTTCAGCTGCCATCGCTTCGGCCCTGCAGGACTATTTTTCCCGACTGATACCGGGGGAAACCGCCATCCGGAGCAGCATCGAAACCATCATCTCCACGCTGGCCGGCGTGGCCGACCGCGAGGTGCTGACCCCGCCGGCCAACGTGACCGCCACGGTTGATGCCAATGTGGTCGAGTGGCTCACCCTGGGGGCAGTCCTCGTCGAGTTGATGCCATGACGACCAGCCGTCACGCGCAGCTGCTGCTGCGCCTGCTGCCGCCGGTAGCGTACGACCCCAACGGCCTTCACGTTGGCCTGCGCGCCCAGGCTGCCGGCACGGTGCTGGACGATCTGGACGACAACTACCGTGCCCTGGTGAGCGCACTGTCACCGGTGAGTGCCAATGACCTGCTGTCGCTGTGGGAGCGAAACCTCGCCATCGAACCGGAATATGGCGCGCCGTATGCCTCACGCGTGGCCCGCATTCTGTCGCGGCTGCGTGAAACCGGCGGGCTGTCCCTCCCCTACTTCACCCGTATTGCGGCTGGCCTGGGCTACCAGATCGACATCGAGGAGCAAGGTGCCCGCGTGTTGGGCCAGACCTGGTGCGGCATGCGCTTGCGCCACCCAGACACCCTATGGGTGTGGACGGTGCACGTCGGCGGGCCGCCAGTGCGCATCTGGCATGCCCGCTGCGGCAGTTCTCGGTGCGGTGAGCGGCTAACCATGGTGTCCGACCCGATCATCGAAACGCTGTTTAACGATCTGAAACCGGCAGATACCCGCTGCCTTTTCTACTACGAGGGATAGTCATGATTCCACTTAAGGAATGGACGAACGGGACGCCCGAAAACAACTACCAGGATGGCACCCAGCTGGATGCGGCCGACTTCGAGAGCTGGAACAAGGAGCTGTTGGCGGTATTGACTGCCGCTGCAATTGCGCCCGACGCCGCCGCATTCGACCAACTGCTGAAGGCCATCAAGTCTTTGTCGTGGGGCAACCTCAATCGCCGCGTGGCCAGCCAGGTCGAGGCGGAAGCGGGCCTAGACGATACCTACCAGATGACGTCTTTGAAGGTGGCGCAGGCCATTGCCAAGCGTTCCGGCATGCCCGCCGGCATCCCGCTCGACTGGCCCGGGATCACCCCGCCATCGTGGGCGGTGGTGCGCGACGGCTCGGCCCTGAACCGCGCCAGCTATGCCTCGCTGTTCGCAGCGCGTTGCCCGACGCGCAGCGGCACGCTGACCAATGGGCAGACCACCGTCACCGGCCTGTCGACCACGCTCGACATGTGGGTGGGCGAGCCCGTCGAGTGCGCAGGCCTACCTGCAGGGGCTACGGTGGCCAGCATTACCGGCCTGACCTCCATCACCGTGTCGGTCAATGCGACCGTCAGCGTCATACAGACGCTGACGCTGTTCCCGTTCGGCTACGGTTCGGGCGGCGGCGCGACGACGTTCGGCGTACCCGATGATCGCGGCCTGCATATCCGTGCCTACGATTCCGGGCGTGGTTACGAACAATCCACGCTGACCGCCAACACCACCAACGCAAGTAACGTGCTGTCCGGTATCTCGTCGACGCGCGGGCTTTTTGTCGGTATGCCGGTAGCGGGCACCGGCATACCGACAAACTCCACCATCACCGAGATTCCCAGCTCTACGACAGTCAAGATTTCGGCCAACTCTACAGCGACCGCTACCGCTAGAGCGCTGACAGTCACCGGGCGGCAGGTCGGCGCAGAGGGCGATGACGAGATCAAGAGTCACACGCATACTCGCTATCGCTCGGGTTCTGCTAGTACCAACGACAACTCTATGGCCAGTGGTTCGACTCAGGACGCGGCGGTGGGAGGTATCACCGCAACCGGCGGCCCGGAAAACAACGTCAAGCGCCGCATCTACCTGCCCATCATCACCATTGGAGCCTGAGCATGTTCGTCTACAACTACCATCACGACACCGGCGAGTGCATCGGCAAGGTGCCGGCCAACGAATCGCCGCGCGAACCGGGCGAATATCTGGTGCCGGCGTTCGCCACGCCAGCCGCTCCGCCACCCACCAGCGCTCGAGAGTGTGTGTGCTATCTGGATGCCGGCGGCGGCGTCCCGGCCAGCCACACCGACGGCAGCTGGCAGGTTCAGCCTGACTGGCGAGGACTCCCGCTGTGGGATACCGCCACTGGTCAGCCGGTGACGATACTCCGACCCGGCGTGGCGCCAGACGAGATCGGTGCGACCGACATCGAGCGGGCCGACCCGGCGACAGTGTGGGATGGGACGAGCTGGGTGCCGGACCCCATGCTGATCGAGCAACAGTTGACGTACCGCCGCACTGAGCTGCTGGACGCCATCAACGCCGAACGCAACCGACTCGAAGCGGCAGGGTTCCCCTATCTAGGCAAAGTACTGGACTCCACACCGCGCAGCGTCCAGCGCATCACCGCCGCCGCGCTCGCAGCCCAGGCCGCGCTGGCGGCTGGCCAGACGTTCACTCTCGACTGGACCTGCGCCGACAACAGCACACTGACACTCGACGCTGTCGGCGTGATCGGCATGCCGGTAGCACTGGCCCAGCATGCGGCGGCTCTGCATACCCATGCCCGCACGCTCAAAGCGGAGGCTGAAGCCGCCGTCGACCAAGCCGGGCTGGACGCGATCGATGTTCAGGCAGGATGGCCTGGCGGAATGGTGGCGTGATGGCTTGGCGCTACCGGCTCGACCACCCCTATCTCCACACCTCGCCGCACCTGGTCGGCGTGGAGTACCGGAACGACTGGATCGACATCCGCCCCCACGGCACGATCCTGATCCAGCCCGGCTATGCATGGGACGGCTGCAGCCCCGCCTGGCGCTTGCCAGGTGGGCTGTGGCTCGGCACGCCGGACGGGCCGCTCGGCGTTGACGGGCGTCCACTGTCATACCACGCCAGCCTGGTGCATGACGCCTTGTGTCAGTGGAAGCGCGAGATTCCGATCCGCCAGCGCGCCACGGTGCGGGTGTTCGCCGAGCTGCTGCAGCTGGCCGGGGCTCCGCCGTGGCGGGTGTGGCTGTACGCCAGTGCTGTGGCCCGGCTCGGGCCGCAAGGCTTTGGCGGAGATGTGACGATGTAGAAAATAGGTAACACCGTATTGAACGAGAGACAGCGACCGGTCGGGTGCTACGAACACCCGGCCGGCCAGCTGACCCGCAGTCCATACCTGCAAGTCACCCCAAGGCTGCCGCTTTCGACGTCAAAAGCGCGGCAAGTTTAGCGGGTTTTTTGGCAAAACGCTTGCAGATGAACAACACCAACGACATCCGATGCGGTCAGTGCGACCGCAAACTGGCCGAAGGCCGTTACCTCGAATTGACCATCAAGTGCCCGCGCTGCCGGGCCATCAATCACCTGAAGGCCGAGAGCCTCACCCCCGAGCGCCAGCGAGCGCCCCGACCAGGAGAAACCGATGGACACCAGTCCTATCATCCCTTGGCTGGGCGGCAAGCGACGCCTAGCTGACAAACTGATGCCCTTGTTCCCGCCGCACGAGTGCTACGTGGAGCTGTTCTGTGGCGGGGCGGCGCTCTACTTCCTGCGTCACGTCCCTGCCCCAGTCGAGGTGCTAAACGATGTGAATGGCGAACTCGTCAACCTCTACCGGGTGGTCCAGCACCATCTGGAGGAGTTCGTGCGCCAGTTCAAGTGGGCGATCAGTAGCCGCGAGGTGTTCAAGTGGCAGCAGCTGACCCGCCCGGAGACGCTGACCGACATCCAGCGCGCGGCGCGCTTCTACTACCTGCAGCACCATGCGTTCGCGGGCAAGGTGACCGGCCAGACTTTCGGCACCGCGACCACCGGCCCGGCGATCAATCTGTGCCGCATCGAGGAGAACCTCAGCGCCGCGCACCTACGGCTGTCCGGCACCTACGTCGAGCACCTGCCGTGGCAGGACTGCCTGAAGCGCTACGACCGGCCGCACACCTTCTTCTACGCCGACCCACCGTACTGGCAGACCGAGGGCTACGGCGTGCCGTTCGAGTTTAACCAGTACGAACAACTGGCTGAGGCGATGCGGACGTGCAAGGGAAAGGTCATGGTCAGCATCAACGACCATCCCGATATTCGGGCGGTATTTGATGGTTTCCACATGGAGGAACTGGGGATCAAGTACAGCGTGGCCAACGCCCAAGGTGCCCCCGACACCAGCCGGGAGCTGGTGATCATGAACTGGCGGCCTGACATGTTGGGCGGGCTGTTCTAAGCTAGGCGTATAGTCCCGCTCAGGGTCGGGGTTGTATGCCAAAAATCCCGCAAAATCGGGGTTTTAGTGTGGTGGCGGTCTATGTCAAAACGCTTGCAAAATTTTGCCAAAACGACCGCGAAGCTACAGTAAGGCCATACGAAAGCCTCATCAAGCTATCCACAGCCATCGCTGAATAACCCTGTGGATAAGCCATGAATAACCCGAAAAACCCTTTTCGGGTTAGCCACTTGCCGTTACCGCCCAAAAAACCGTCAAAATCCTGCAAGATTTCCCCACAAACTCACAACCCGGCTGAATAGTACCGTGGACAGTCTGTGGAAAACAGCAACAAGAGCTTGTTACAAAAGAGAAAAATCAAGCCGGTTAAAAAATAGGCAAAAGCGTGTTACACCAATGAAATCCCTCGTGACATACGCACCCTCTTCGGCAAGGTTTTACAGCAGTTTACCCGGGTTCATCACCCCGTTCGGGTCGAACACTGCCTTGATGGCACGCATCAGCGCGATCTCCTCGACACTGCGCGTCACATCCAGATAATCGCGCTTCAAGAGGCCGACGCCGTGTTCGGCCGACATGCTGCCGCCGAATTCCCCCACCAGGGAGAAAACGTGTTCGTTGACCTGCTCGCAGGCGCGGCGGAAGTCGTCCAGTTCCAGCGCGTCGGGCTTCAGGATATTGATGTGCAAGTTGCCGTCGCCGATATGGCCATACCACAGCACCTCGAAATCAGGGTATTCGCGCGACAGGATGGCATCGAGCCGTTCGACGAAGGCCGGCACCCGGCTCACCGTTACCGCGATGTCGTTCTTGTAAGGCTTGTAGGGGGTGATCGACTCGCTGATGTCCTCGCGCAGCCGCCACAGGTCCTTCGCCTGCTGCTCGGACTGAGACAGCACCCCGTCCACCAGCCAGCCCTGTTCGGCGCACGCCTCAAACACGGCCAGGGCCACCTCCTCGGTATCGGCGGCCAGTTTCTCGAACTCTAGCAGCACGTAGTAGTCGGCTTCGCCCTCGAACGGCCGCTTGACGTGGCCGCGCGCCAGGACGTGGCGCATCGCTTTTTCCGAGAAAAACTCGAAGGCGTTGAGATCGAGCCGTTCGCGGAAGGCGTGGAACAGCTTCATGATGTCGGTCAACTGCGGCACCGCCAACACCATTACCCCCAGCTCGGCCGGCTGACGAGCCAGCTTCAGGGTGGCATCGACGATAAAGCCGAGCGTCCCTTCCGAGCCGACGAAGAGGTGGCGCAGGTCGTAGCCGGTATTGTTCTTGGCGAGCCCATTATTCAGCCGCAGCACTTCACCTTTGCCGGTGACCACGGTCAGCCCCGCCACCCACTCGCGCGTCATCCCGTAGCGCACCACCTTGATACCGCCGGCGTTGGTGGCGATGTTGCCGCCGATCTGACTCGATCCGCGCGAGGCGAAGTCCACCGGGTAGTAGAGCCCATTTTCGGCGGCGAACTGCTGCAACGCCTCGGTGATGACGCCGGCCTGGCAGCGCACGGTGCGCGCGACCGGATCAAAGTCGCTGATGGCCTTCATGCGGTCGAACGACACCACCACCTCGCCCTGCCGCGCCACGGCCCCGCCAGACAATCCGGTACGGCCGCCGGACGGCACCAGCGCCACCTGCTCACGGTTGGCCCACTGCACGACGGCAACGACCTCGTCCACGGTTTGCGGGAACACCACGGCGGACGGCGCGGGCTGGTAGTAGCGGGTCCAGTCCAGCCCGTAGCGGGCCAGAGAATCGGCATCGGTGGCAACGCGGTCGGCACTGAACATGGCATGCAGCTCGGCAAGCAGGCGGGGAGCGATCAT